AATGGGGCATCAAGAAGGATGTATTCAAGGTCAAACAATGATATAGTTCAATTGATGGGAAGAAAAGATTTGTCAATCCAAAGTGAGTCTGATTCTAATGTAACAGTTGATGATGAAACGAATTTACTAATTTTAGATACTTCAGATACGGATATTAACGTTTTTTTCACACCACCATCTAGTAATAAAATTTTAACAATTAAAAAGGTTGGATCTAATGATGTAACGTTTTCATCAGCCATTGATGGTGATGTAAATTATGAACTAACCCAAGATCCAGATTATGTTAAGTTATACTTTAATATAACATGGAAAAGAATAACACAAAAATAAAAAACTAACTATGATACCAGAGGAATTTGTAAGAATAATCATAAAGAACTCAACTGTTCCAAGTCAACAACCAACTATACCATTAGATGATAATGATATAGATTCATTTCTATCAACTGATATTTTTGAGGGTGAATTATTTTTCAATATAAATGATGAAATACTTTATACTCGTTCAGGGTCTAATATAATAAACCTTAATACTACTGATGTTCCAGTTGTTACGAGTGTAACTAGTTCCATAACTTTAGGAAGTAGTGATATCTATGAGGTTTCTACGAGTACTAATAATTTAACATTAACCTTACCTAACCCAGCTGGTAAAGAGATAATTATTAAGAAAATGGATAGTGGTGGTTCAATAGACTTTGATCAACTAATAGATGGGCAAACATTAACAATGACTAATATCAATGAGTGTATAACTATCTTTAATGATGGTACAGAATGGATTCTTTTATCTCAGCTTTAAAATGAAAATCATCAATATACAAATCTGTTATTTTTATATTTATTGTAAATACGATTAAAACATATGATTATAGTAGATTATTATTTAAACGAAGAAGATGAACAAAGTGGTATCTTTGCAAACTCATTAGTAACAGATCCTGCGAATATGGAAAATAGATTAGAAGTATTCAATTCAGAATCTGAATATAAGATGAAAGAGAACATAGTTCATGCACCTTTAATTGTACCCAATCGATTAATGGAAAGAATATCTCCTAACTTAGGATTACATTATGGTAGGTTCAATGAGAAGAGTATAGAGAAGTTACACTTACAATTTATGAAATCAGGAAATATCAATAGAGTTAATGCTCAACACGATAAAGATAATTATTTAGATGGTGTAACTTTACTTGAAATTTATAGAATTTCAGATAGGAACTCATCAGAGTTATTTTCACATCTACCTAAAGGAACACTCATGGGATCATACCATGTTGATAATGAAGATTTAAAGAAGAGAATAGAGAAAGGAGAATTCAAAGGGTTTTCTATTGAGTTAAAAAATCCAATAAGAAAAGTACAAGAAGAATTATTCAAATCATTACCGGATGATATTTCAGATCATGATGAAAATTTCAAATCGGAAAAGTTCAAATCAGAAATTCGTGATGTATTAGATACAGAATGTATGTCAGATATAGTAAAGGAAGATCTTATCAAGTCCATAGTTAATGAATATAATAATAAAAGTAAATAAAAGTATATACGCTTTTGATATTTTTATATTTATACTATAAATGGCATAGCCATACACAAAAAATTAAGTAAAGTATGAATTTATTAGAAAAAATTAAAGACTTACTAGACAACACAAAAGATAATAAAAGTGGAAGTGAAAACTTTGAAGTTCAAAATGGTGAACAAACTCCAGCAACAGTGGCGGAAGAGGAGAAGTTCGTTGAGGTTAAAACCACTGATGATTCTATTTTGCGTGTAGATGGTGAGCTAGCAGAAGGTAAATCAATTGAAGTAATTGACGAAACAGGAGCTTCAACAGCACCTAACGGAGAATATGAAATTGAAGATGGAACTGTAATAGTTGTTGAGGAAGGAATCATAGCATCTATCACATCACCTGATACTAATATTGAGGATGTTGAAGGAGAACCATCTGCAGAAGGAGAAGGAGAAGAAGATATGTCAGATGAAAATGAAGATGAGGATAAGGTAAAACTGAAAGCTGATGAAAAGTTTTCAGCATCAACATCAACATCAGCATCAACGGAAGAAAATATCCTTGAATCTTTTAAAGTACTTATCGGAGAAGTTAATGAACTTAAAAATTCTATTTCTGATATCGAAACTTTAAAAACAGAATTAAAAGAGATGAATGAAGATTTTTCAAAATTTAAGAAATCACCATCATCAAAATCAATAAATGAAGATAAACCAAGCAAAGAATGGGGTACATTATACTCTAAGTTTGGAAAACATAGAAGATAAAAAAACTATCCTTATAAAGGAGAAATCCGAAAGGAGAAATCCGAAAGGAGAAATCCGAAAGGACTAATAAAAAATTAACAAAAAATGAGTTTTAATTTAACAAATTTAACAGAGTATGTTGATGAACAAAAGAATGACTTAATTAGAAAGTCGTTCCTAGAACCAAGAACAATGGATTTGGTAACAATCCAACCAGGTGTGAAGTTCAAAGAAACAATCAACATCTTAGATACTGATGTAGCTTTTCAAACAGGACATTGTTCTTTTGATGCTGATGGATCAGTAGTATTCTCTCAAAGAGAACTAGAAGTATCGGAGTTGAGAATCAACGAAGAGTATTGTATGGCAGACCTTAATAAGTTCTACTTACAAAAATCACTTAATCCAGGATCATGGAATGAGTCTATGGGAGAATTAGAAGGTTCTTTCGCAGAAGCTAAATCAGAAAAGATAAGAGAAGCTATTGATGTAGCATTGTGGCAAGGTGATAAATCAACAGGTACAGGAAACAACGCATTCTTTGATGGGTATATCTCAAAAATTGATGCATCAGGTTCAGCAATTGATGGTAATGTAGATGGTGTAACAGTATCAACTGGTATCACTAAATCTAACGTTATTGAAATCGTAAGAGGTATTTATAGTGTACTTCCTGATGATGAATTAGATTTAGATGTAAAATTAGTGATGGGGTATGATATTTATAGATTATATTCAGAAGCATTAATTGATTCTAATCTATTCCATTACAGAGGTGATGAAGATCAATCTGGTAGAATGAGAATGTATATTCCAGGAACTAACATTGAAATAGTAGCACTTAAAGGATTAACTAATACGGACAGAATGTTCACATTAACTAGTCTTAACTACTACGCAGGTACAGACCTTGCAGGTGAAGAAGAACAATTTGAATTTTGGTATTCGAAAGATGATCAAAATACTAAATTCGCAGCTAAGTTCAAAATGGGAACACAAGTAGCATTTCCAGACAGAATTGTAGAATTTACATTAGTACCGTAATAAGTACAGATAAGAAACTATCTAACATCCCTCCTCACGGGGGGAATTGTTAGAATAAAACTAAAAAAAGACAATTATGGCTTGTATATTAGATAAAGGATATGAATTAACATGTCAATCAACGGGTGGAGTTTCGGAAATTCTATTAGGTACTTGGGAATCAATGGAATTCGATACAGATGTTGATGGTAGTATCACAAATGTTTACCCAGCAGGGGAAATATCAGGTGATCCATTAAACAACAGTGCTTATTCATTCGAACTAGACCAAGAATATGGTGGATTAGACCAAACAGGAGTTTTTAATAGAGATAATGGAACAGTTCATTATGAATCTAACTTATCACTAAAAATGATAAACTTAGATGCGTCTCTTATTCAAACACTCAAACAAGTAGGTAGAGCACCATTATACGCAGCATTTAAATCAAATGCAGGAGTATGGTATTTTGCAGGAGTTGAATCAGCAGGAAGAGCAAATGAAGCAGTAGCTTCTTTGGGAACATCATTTGAAGATATGAATGGTGTTAATCTCACAATACAATTTAAATCTCCAGATGGAGTATATGTTATTGATGAGGCTCTAATAGGAACTGATATTCCATTAGGAGTTTAAGATTATAATAAAAGGTTATTATATTATATGGAAATTAGGAGTTGGGATTAGATCTCTTCTCCTAATTTTTTTATGATAATTTTTTATGCTAATTTTTTTATGATATTTTTTCATGTTGCTGACCCGAAGGGCAGATATACAAAACATCATATTCTATATTTATATTAGAAATCACAGAAGAACTATGGCAGAAAAGAACGCAAATATTAGAATAAATCTTGATAACAAACAAGCTATTGATGGTATCAACAAAATGAATAAATCTGTTAAGGAAACAGGTAAAGAAGTTGAGAAAGCATCTACACGACTTGAAAATTTAAGAGATGAACTTACAGGAATGGAACGAGGTTCAAAAGCCTTTACTAAAATGGAAAAGGAAGCGGCAAAACTCCAAAACCAAGTAGATACTGTAAATAGAAGGGTAACCGCTTTATCATCAGATACATTTGCCCTTGAAGGAGCAGTTGGTGTTATTGGAACTATGACTTCTGCTTACGCAGGAGTTCAAGGAGCAGTAGCTCTTTTAGGAGTTGAGAATGAAGCTCTTATGCAGACAATGGTTAAGTTACAAGCAGTACAAGCAGTATCTCAATCTATTCAACAAGTAGCTATCAATCTACGAAAGGATTCGGTAGCTATGATTTTCTTACAAATTAAAGCACAGAAGATCCGAAACGCTATGACCTCTGTTGGTAATAGAATTAATCGTATAGCAGCATCAATAACATCATCAATGACCGTAAGAACAGGGGCTCAAACCGCAGCAACAGTGGCTCAATCAACTGCTACCAGTGGGGCTACTCTTGCTACACGAGCATTATCAACGGCTATGAAAGCCATACCTATATTAGCATTAATAGGTGGTATTACGGCTCTTGTAACGTGGTTAGTAAATTGGGGAGATGAAGAAGAAGAAGTAACCAAATCAACAGAAGAATTAAATAAAGAACAAACCGAGAATATTCGGTTAATGAATATACGTCAGAAATTAATTCAAAAATTAGATGATTTCAGAAAGACACGAAGAGGTTTAGCAAACGAAAAGGAAGAATTAAGGATTAGGAGACAATTGATGATTGCTGAAAAGGAACTATCTGATGTCAAAAGAGATCAACCTAATAATGTTGAAGCTGAACTAAAAGCACAGATAAAACTCAATCAGTTGAACATGAAAATGGCTCAACAAAAGAAAGAAACACAACTTGATGAGTTTGATAGACAAGCGGTTATTAATAATGAAGAACTTAACTTAGCTCTTCAACAACAATCTCAATTAGATAAAACAACCGAAGCAGGAAAGAGACACTACCAAGAATTACAAAATCAAATTGAAGATTTAGCAGATGCTGAAAGGTTGATGGGAGAGAAGCGTTCAAACTTGGAATTTTCTTTAACAAATGATATAACTAAATTAAGATTTGAGAACGAGAAGAAAGTCCATGATCTTAAAATATCCAACCAAAGAAGAATAAGGGAAGAAACTACAAAAACATCCAGTCTATCAATAAGATTAAATGATAAAGAAATAGAAGTTAAAGAAAAAGCTTCTAATAATTGGATAGCTACTATGGGGGCAGCTATGATGGAATTCAGAAAACAACAGATTAAGGAAACAGAAGAGGCAATGCTTATCAATGCTGAAATGGTTCAAAGAGTTCAAGAGTCAATCTATAAGTTATCAGATGGTATTCAATCTACGATAGATGGGGATTTTAACTCTATAAATGCTAATATGAGATTACTGCAAGAAGGTCTCTTAGGACCAGGTGGTTTCATGGAATCTTTCATGGTGTCGGGGTTAAATTTAGCAGAATTCTTAAAGGAGAATATGGTAGAAATCACATCAACTATCGCTATTCAAACTTCACAGATATTAGGTAAGATGAATGAAGATTTTATCAATCAAGAAAAGTCAAAACTTGAAGATTTACAACAATCTCAAACGGATAATCTTCAAAGACAATTAGATGACAGATCTATTTCACAACAAGAATATCAAAATAGAGTTGCGGAGATGGAACAAACCCATGAGATGCAGAAAAGAGAACTTGCACGTCAAGGTTTCCAAAGACAGAAATCGTTAGCTATTGCTGAAGCTTCTATTTTAACAGCACAAGGGATTGTACAAGGGTTAGCTCAATATGGACCTACACCAGTAGGTATTGTCGCAATGGCAACAGCTGCAGCAATAGGAGCTGTTCAAATAGGTTTAATATCATCTCAAAATTTCCAAGCAGCAAGAGGTGGGGTTGTTCCAGGTGAGGGGTTAGGTTCTCAAGATACTGTACCAGCAATGTTAGCACCAGGTGAGGTAGTTATTAACTCTCGTTCAGCTAAGGCATTCTTACCACTTTTATCAATGTTAAATGAAGCAGGTGGAGGTATGCAATTAGCTCCAGATGTTTTATCATCAACACAGACTGCTCCAAGGGTATATAAAAGGGAGACTAAACAACAACCTATTCAAACATTTGTTGCTTTTGATAGTCTTGATGCAATGCAGAAACAAGTAAATAGAACTATAAAAAATAACTCATTTTAATATGATATTAATAAAAGAAACAGACGTTGCAAATAATGTATTTGTAACTTTATCAAGTAGGCAATCACCCACTATACCATCAAATACTTACACTATGAAAATATATGATAGTGGATTTGAAGTAGAGTTTGATATATATGATATAAATGAAGGAGGACAAAGGAGTAACCTATTTAACATAGAAGTCGTATCAGATCCCTCAGATGAGGATCTTACTGATCCTTTACTTATTAAACCATATGTGTTCCCAGGTGAATATACATACTTATTTACGAATGTAGATGGGTTAGAAGTTGAATGGGGTATTTTTAAAGTATTGTCAGATGATGTAACTCCTATTTCATATGATTATGATCCACCAAAAGATAAACACTGGATTTAATATACGATTTCTAAAAAATTATATATATAATATAATCAAAATAACAAAGATATATGCAAAATAAAGATAACAGGGATAAAAAAATATTTGACATATTAAACTTCTCTCAAAATATTGAACTACCTAGGATTAAATTTAATAAAGGTAGGAATTTAGTTGAATGGGGATCTAATAATCGATACCCTGACTACCTACTTGATTTATATAACTTTTCAGGTTGTTCAACACATAAGAGTATTATTAATAAGAAAGTTAAGATGTTATCAGGAAATGGTATCAATTCAGATGAACTAAGTGATAAAGTAAAACAGAAATTAGAAAATGAATCTCATAAATTATTTTTAGATCAAGAGATATTTAATGGTTTTGCATTAGAAGTTATTTTTGCAAATGATGGTAGTATCTATGATGTTAACCATGTCCATTTTTCAAATGTTAGAAAGGGTTATCATAATAATCAAGATAAGATAATTGAAGAATTTGGAAAGTCATTCTTTTGGATATCAGATGATTGGAAACATTATAGAAAAGAAGAATACACACCTAAATACATCCGTGAATATGATGAAAATAGAAGAATGGGTCGTTCTTTAATTTACTTTGAAGAATACAACCCATATAACTCTACTAAATGGGCATATCCTATTGCAGATTACTCTACTAGTATTAATTATATTGAGACTGATAATGAGATATCTAAATTCCATTTAGATGATATTAAAAGTGGTTTTATGCAATCGTTAATGATAAACTTTGCTGATGGAGATAGAGATGAGGAGGTAAAAAGTGAGTTTTATAGAGATTTCAATAGAAGATTTAAAGGGTCAGAGGGTAATAAGTTATTCATATCCTATTCAGATGGTAAAGATAATGCCCCTGAGATACTTCCATTTGAGTCGAATAATAGTGATGAACGATTCATTATGTTAAAGGATGTAGTAGAAGAAAACATTGTTAGAGGACATGAAATACCACCACAGATACTCATAACTCAACCAGGAAAACTTTCTGGAACAGAACAGAGGGGAGAGTTATTACAGGAGTTTAACAACACCTATATACAACCAAGACAAAGAAAATTATCTGATATATTCTCTAACCTTTTTGGGGTTGAGATAAGTTTTAATTCTTATACTGAACGAGTAAATGATATTAAGAAAGTTGATGAAAATATTGAATCTGAAAATAGGTCAGTACTTAGATCAACAAGTGCAGGTGTAGACACAATCATAAACATTCAGAATAATATAAACTCAGGTATTTTAGATTATGACCAAGCTTTATACATGTTAGATACTATTTTTGGATATGAACAAGAAGAGGCTATGAGGTTAATAAAAAAATAATAAAAAATTATGATATACATATTATCATCAAACACGTATAAACAAAGATCAGTTATAGATGAGAATGTCAATGATTCTGTATTACAACCTATCCTTAGAAAATCTCAAAATAAGGTGAAAAGGTTACTCGGAACAGATCTTTATAATGATATACTTACAAACATAGATAATGGTACAGTTACTCCTGAACAAGAATCTCTATTAAATGATTATGTTGTTAATTTCTTAGTAGCTATTAACGATTATAATGTAGTACCTTTTTTAAATTATAAATTAACAAATATATCTCTAAGTAAAAAGACATCAGATAATTCAGCAAGTTCAGCACTTGATGAGGTTAAATGGATTAGAGAAAACGTTTTAAAATCAGAAGTTGCTGACCTTGAAAAAGAAATGATAGATTTCTTAAATGGTAATATAGATGATTACCCTTTATTTAAGGAATCAAGATATTATAGATGTGACCCTAATGATTTGAATACTAACCTATCTCAGATATTTATACCACAGGAGGAGGATGATATTGAGTTTAGGTATAAAAATAGATAATGGAGGATAATGGAAGATTTTTTAAGATTAATAGAATTATACGGAGTAATACCTTTGTTTATTTTTATAGTTCATAGATTATGGAAATTATACAAAACTGAAAAAGAAATATCATCAGAGAGACTTGCTGAGATGTTAGGATCTGATGTAGAAGATCGGGTTGAAAGAACTAAACTTATTGAAAACAATCTTGCTCTTATGGAAAAATATATTGAGTATTTTACAGGAGTTAAAAAAGAAATACATGAACTATCAAAATCAAACGAAGAATTAAAACGGGAGATTAAAGAACTCAAAGATAAAATTACACCAAGATTATGAAAAAAATGACATCTGATGAAATAAGAGTTAAATATAAGGAGTTATGTGATACTCATATTAATGGTAGTTATGAAAAACTAAAAGAAAGGTTAGATAATTATGAAATCCAAATCGATAATAAAGAGTATAGACAACTTATGTTGGAAAGAATCGAACGTATGATGAAAGGTAATAAATAATTGTATTATCTATTACGAGACTTATTTTGTTGTTGTTGTTTTAACTTATGTTTATGGTTAAAATACTCAACCCATTGTAATGAATGTAAATAATTCATTTCCCAAGCTTCATCTTCTGTTAAATTTAAATTAGTTATTAATGTATGAACAAATGTAAACCATACAAACTTTTCATTGGTTTTATTTGTATTTGATAATTCATCTATTGAATTAGTTGTAGTATTTATTCTAGATCTTTTAGAGAGACTTTCGAGCCACCGGAAAAATAAAAAAAAAGAGATAATACATCTGATATATTAACTTTTTCTCTAAACATATCTACCCTAGTCATCATTGATGACTTAAATCTTTCTAACTCCCCATCATCTGTTTTCTTACGTAGGAATAAAGGTAATAACTCATCTAAACAAGTATATAGATCACTCTTATTTTTCTTATAGATAACATCAAAACTTGCTACCTCTCCCGCTGTTTTATTATCAAAATCTTTCTTTAAGAAATATTCTTCTCCCTCAATCATAACACTATCTTTCTCTTGTTCTACAACTGGTGTTTGTAAGAAGTCTACTGTTTTAACAAGTTCTGAGAACTCAGTATCAAAATCCATATCTTCAATAGTATCCTTGGGAATCCCTGATACAATGTTTATAACATCTATTGATTTTTGAAAGTCAGATAGTAAGTCATTAGTTTCTACTTTCACGATTTCCATGAACTCTCCTACTTTTATCTCTGACCATTTCTCTGGTATTTTATACTTGGATAATTTTCCATTACTTGTAATATCAATTGTTTTCATACGTATAGTTTTATATTTTTAGTATTTATTAAATATGTTAATCTTTCTCTAAATTCTTTCTCTTTTTCCTCATCCATATACAAAGGGTCAAATGAATAAACATACTTTCCATCCTTTTCAACCATTTGATATAACCACTGACTATCCTTTAAGAATCGTATAATTGGTGTTTGGAATGGTATCAGGTGATCAAAGGTAATATCATAACTATTTTCAATCAGTAATAAATACCATTCTAACTTATGTTTCCTATCCCGATATGCTTTCTTCCAACCATTATCTCTTGAATATTTTAAACACCATTCTCTTCTATGTTCCCACTGCCAATAGTAACCATTTTTCCATTTCCCATCCCATCCTACTGGTACTCTACTCGTTGTACTACTATCACGCTTATCGGTATTTTTATTTTTATTTTTATTATTATTATTATTATTATTATTTTTAGCCATAATAATTTATATATTGAAAATACCAAGACCATCGTTGCTTCTTTGGATAGAATAGATGATTGGTTTTTCTTTTAACCCTTTTACTTTATAATGTTTATTATACCCTAACGCGATTGCACGTTTAGCTATTTCAGTAAAGTAAGCAAAAGCATTGGTGGTTTTATTCTCATCAAATGACATCCACTTTTTATTATCAAATAATTGAACATAGGCTTGTTGTAGGGTATCTTCCCCCACATGATAATCCATATATGACATCTTTTTATGTAGTCTAGCTCCGAGTAGGATAAACATCCCCTCTGCTTTCTTAGTAAGATTACCTTTCGCTTTTGAAATGATTATCTCACAATATAATTCCTTGTTTGATAAGTAGTATGATGATCTCTTCTGCTTCATGATTATTATATGAAAAAACCCCCCTAATGTTTTACCACTAGGGAGGTTTAATACTAAAAATATAAAATAATATATGAAGATGACACTAATAACTTCACATATTATATATTAAAAAATCTAGTCCACATTCCAGAAATCATCACCCATAGTAGTAGTATCATCATTGGATTTCTTAGCTTTCCTCTTAGCCTCATTTAATTCTTTCATATCTTCATCAGAAGGTGTATCATTATCATCTGATTTAAACCAACTCGTTGGCGGAGTTAGATCTTTATCTAGAATCAATTCATTGAGTTTATCCTCTAAGAATTCTATTCTTTCATCAGCTTCAATGTTATTGACGATGAACTTACCACCCTTTTCTTTAAAAGTTACATCAGGTGTTCCCTCTGGAAAATCCTTACTTACTTTCTTACCATCTTGTTTGATAGATACACCAGTGATAGTTTTCCCTTTATCTCCTACAAAAGAGTAAGGTCTAAATACAAAATGTTTTTCAACATCTACATTAAAAATTTGAGAGTAGAATGAACGAGCATATGATGAATCATTATGCATAGTTATATTTACTCTTTGATCTCCAATATGAGTTGCAATGATAATCTGTTTGCCATACATTCCATCATCAATCCACATATTTTCAATTTTAATACCAGCTTGCTCATACATCTTTTCATATACAACATTTCCTAGTTTGTTAGTTCTAGCCGTTCCCTGACCTTCACTTACTTTTTCCACGAGTGATCCCCGTGTAGTTGATAACCATTTTACTGAAGGTCTATCAACATTCCCTTCCACATCTTGTGTGTCTTCTGTTAAAAACGAATTCTGATTTTCATTAATCATATTTATGTTTTTTATTTTTATTGGTTTTAATTAACCATATTTAAAGTTCTAAATCTTCTAAAGGTTTAAAACCATTATATTCTTTTCTTAACTTTTCATCAAAGTCATTATCGTAATGTGATTGATTCATACTACATATATTATTTTAGTTAAAAAAAGTTGTAAAAATAATTGAAAATATACCAATTTTTACGATTTTAATCACTGCCGAAATTTCCAGAATATGACCCTAAATCTGATGACTTTTTTAGAAGGTATTATGCAGCGCATAGTAAATTATTGAAAATCCTGAAAATCCTTATTTTTCGTAAGTCCCTGATAATCAGTTAGTTAGCTAAAAAATCTCTGGCTGTTAAAATACCTCTTACTATAGAAAGAGAACCATTTAGCAGCCAGAGATTTCAAGGGTATATTCATCACTCTATATTCTGGAAAATGCGGCAGAAAATGG